GATACACACTTCAGAGGTAACTACGGGAGTATGATCCAGTTAGTGGAATTTGCACTAAGGGAGAACTTCGAAAGTTTTTTTACCGAGAGCGGTTTTCAGACCCGTTTAATGAGCCTGATGGAGAATCTAACAACCCCAACTCCAGATCTGGAAGAGTCCTCAGACAAATAGAAAAGACTTGTTCTCTTACCTCATTAGATTGGTATATCTACACAATATACCGAAGTAAATACAATAAAGAGACTATCCGTTTCCTCAGATATGAGATGACGTTGCCAGAGCTTCTTGAATATAAAGAATATATAGATTGTATGGAAGCCATTGACACAGCAGCACACAAGGATCACGAGGAGAAGATGAAAGCTCTTGATAAAGGAAGCAGATAATGGCAATGACTATTAAGGATTTTATCCTACAGCTTGGCTTTGACTCTAGTGAGGTCGATAAAGGGCTTTCTAACATAGAAGCTAAAATGGGAAGGATTGGTGCTAAAGCTCAACGAACCCAAGAAGCTCGGATGAAAGCCTCTAAAACTTTCTTTGCTGATCAACTTCGTCAGGAAGAGAGAGCAGCTAAAGCTGCAGAAAGAATTCAAATCAGGAGAAACCGAGTAGCATCATCCCTAGAGATTGCTAGAAGAAAAGCAACTCGTGGACTTGGTGTACTAGGAACTCCTGAATCAAAAGCACAACTTAAGCAATTCCAACAACAGTTTAATCAACTGTCAGCATCTATTAAGAAGGCATCTACTGCAGGTGACTTCTCAAAGATAACTAACCAATTAAGACTGGTTAACGATCAACTTACAACAACGGTACAGCAGAGCAATAGGGCATCGAGAGCTTTCAAGGCTCAGACCTTCGCTATGAACTCTGCCAGAGATTCTGCTAGAAACCTAGCAAGAAGCTACCTATCAGTTTTTGCGGCTGTAGGGATAGCAGGTGGAGCTGGTAGAACTGGTATGGATTTTGAATCTATGCGAGCATCTTTATTAGCCGCCTCTGGATCTACTGAACAGGCTGCAAAAGACTTCGAGTTCGTTAAAGAGACCTCGATGAATCTTGGTCGTGAATTAAGCACAAGTGCTAAAGGTTTCCAGCAAATAGCCGTATCCGCTAATAATGCTGGCCTCTCAATGGAGCAGACCAAGGAAATATTCCTTGCAGGTTCTGAGGCTTCGGCGGCATTTGGCCTATCAGCTGAAGATACCTTCGGTGTTTTCAGAGCGTTCACACAGATCCTTTCTAAAGGTACAGTGACCAGTGAAGAACTTAAGCAACAATTAGGTGATAGGATGCCTATTGCTCTATCTACAGCTGCTAAAGCTGTTGGAGCAACAATCCCAGAACTAACTAAGATGCTTGAGAACGGAGAGCTTATCTCTACAGAGTTCCTACCTAAGTTTGCCAAACAGCTAAGGATAGCTGCTAGGGAAGGTGGAGCACTTACAGCCTCTCTGAACACTACTCGTGTTTCTCTACAAAGATTATCTACAGCCTATCAGATCAACATATCTCAGGCATTCGATGAAGGACTTGGTGAGGGATTAACATCTTTCTTTGATGACCTAAGAGCAACAGTTGATCAATTGGCCCCAACATTCAGATCAATTGGTAGGATTGTTGGTGCGGCTCTAAGTGGTTTAGGTATAGCTATAAGGGCCCTTACCCAAATCATCAGGCCGTTTGGTATCCTTTTAGATACTGTGACAGGATCTATGTCAGATATCTCCGATATGACTAAGAAAGGCGTTAAGGAGTTGAGTGTTCTAGGGAGAGCTGTGAGGGTTCTTATTGGACTATTTAAAATACTTGCAGGTGTTATTGTTTTACCTTTTGGTATTTTAGAAAGAGCTTTGAATAAGATCTCTGGTATGGAAGATGGCCCACTAAAAGGTCTTCTAGCTATAGGGACATCCCTTGCAACCATATTCACAGGTAAGAAGTTGTTCGGACTTATGAAGTCAGGAGGACTATCAGCAGGTAAGACGTTTGGAAGATTCTTTGTCAAAGCCTTCCTATTAGCTTTCGCATTTAATATTGGGACTATGATAGGGGACGCCTTGAACAAGGCCCTTGAGGATGCATTCCCTAATTTCATGAGAGGACTTAGCGACTTCATCGGATCCGTTGTAGATGGGGTTAGAGCCCTGTTTGGTAATGAGCAAGCCGCCGCTAGATTAAAAGCTAGTGGAGCTGAAGCATCCAGAGTAGCTATGTCTAAACAAAGGGAAAGGTTCAATAGACGTAGAGGCGGAAGCATCGGACAGGTAAATATCGAAGTTAACGCTAATGGGTTAGATGAAGAGGCTGCTACCCGTGTGGTAGAGACCGCTATTCAGAATCAATTAGTACCTTCAATGGAGGCAGTACAATAATGGCTACTTTTATAACAGATTCTGTTACAGGCCTTATCTACCAACTCGATGCCACTACTAGTACTCAATACACAACATCAAGTACTCTTACAAGTAACCCTATTGAGAGTGGTAGATCTGTTGTTGACCACGTTATCCAGAATCAAGACACAGTGACTATCTCGGGCATTCTGACAAGGGTGAAAGCTAAGGGTTCTAACTCTGAGTTTGTTATTGCCCCTGAGAATTACATAGTTAACCTTCAGGATATCAAGGACAACGCTACCCCTGTTACGATTACAATGTTCCAAACTCCCACCTTAGGGGGCTTCGGTGAACCTAAGAACTTAATAACTCCTCTTCAGAACTGCATCATAACCTCAGTGCAGATCAGTAAGAGATCTGGCCCGGGCAGTGGAGACCTATTCGTAGATCTCTCGGCTACTAAGGTTGAATTTGCTGACCAAGCACAGGTGACTGCACAACCAACAGCTGACCCTAGCTTCCAGAATGATGCAAGTAATCTTCAGAATGGTGCTGGTACAACTCAAACGGTTGAACAGGAAGATTTATTGGATTGGTCTCTAAGGCAGATCGGAGAGGGAACCCAACAAGTGACAGGAGGCTAACATGGCAGTTAGTGTATTTATCCCTGATACAGCTTGGAGTAGACAGGTTGTATCCCTTTCGGGACGTAGTTATATCTTTGAGATCTCTTATAATGAAAGATCATCCCGTTGGTACATAAACATAAGTCTATCAGGATCTGATGTAATCAACAGTGTGAAAGTTATTGAGAACTATGATCTAACTGGTAGGTATTGCCTGCAGGATTTCCCAGACGGAGAATTGTTCTGTGCTAGGCTAAAAGAAACATCTGATCCAGTCGGAAGAGATAATTTCGGGATTGGTAAAGACTACGAACTCTTATACTTAACACTAGAAGAGATTGAACAACTAGGACTCTAAAAATGGCTAATGCTTTCATTCATAAATATGAATTGGTAATTGGTAGTCCGGCTAACCTTTTGAAGTCCACACAGAACACAGAAACTGCTCCCCCTGCTCCGAGTTCTTTAACTCAGAATGATAGCTCAGATGTTGTTGTGGGGGGAGGATCTGATTCAGGTTATTCAGATTACTCAACAGTTCCTTCGGGGGCTATAACCTTGACTGATCTTCAGATCGAGGCATCGATAGATTATAATATCGCACCAGCTGGTAAGAATTCTCAACCAGCTGTCATCAAAGTCTTTAACCTTAGTGACACGACCATTAATTTTATTACAGCTGAGTCCTCAGTTATTCTGAGAGCTGGCTATCAAAAAGATGAAGCCCTTCCGGCTATCTACACAGGTCAAGTCGTTAAGGTATCTACAGAAAGGGTTGGCCCCGACTATGTAACCACACTGGTTTGCAGTGATGGAGCTAACATCTTAAAGAATGCAAAATACTTTAAGACCTACCCTAAAAACACAACCTACGAAAATATTCTTTCAGATTTAATTTCCCAGTTTGTTTCAAAAGGTATTGTTCAAGGTGACTTCACCGTAAACGAACGTACCTCGAAAGCAATAACAAGAGCACTTGTCAGGGAAGGGTCACTATCCGCTTCACTATCTGCAGTATGCAACGAGATAGATTACGGATGGTATATAACATTGGGGAAACTAAACGTTCACCCCAAGGAACAAAATGGATTAATTGAATCTGTAGATATTATCGAAACCAATGTGAAAGGTGTTATTAGCCAGAATGACGATAAGAGTTCAACCTCTACATTCTCTAAGGCATCTAAACCACAAGGTATTAAACTCACAACATTCCTAAACGGTAACATCACAACCAATACAACTCTTAAAGTTAAGTTTGGAGATTACCAAGGTGACTATAAAATTCAATCAGTTTCTCACAAGTTGAACTTCAGAGGTGATGCTTGGGATACAGAGATTGAGTGTCAGAGGATCCCATAATGAAATTAACATTTGAAGATGTTGTTAGGGGTACATTCGCCAACCTGATGACGAATCTTTACACAGCTATGCCAGCTAAGGTTGAGAAAGTTGGTAAGGTTGGAACCCAAGTGGTTATCGATGCTAAACCTTTAGTTAACCGAGTGGAGAGTGATGGGTCTGCTTATGAGACTCCTATCCTCCCAGAGGTTCCCGTGATCTTCCCAGCTGGTGGAGGAGCTATGGTTAGCTTTCCATTGGCCCCGGGCGATACAGTCCTCCTAGTCTTCTCTATGAGGAGCATAGAGGAGTTTCTATCCTCGGATGGTATGAATACTCAGACTCCATTTAGTCGTAGGAAGCACAGCATCTCAGACGCTGTAGCACTACCCGGGCTATTCACTTCAGTTAACTCTCCTGAGGTTGATACTGAGAACTTATCTCTAAGGAATGGTATTGGTGAGACTGAATCAGAAATCAAGGTTCAGAAGGACGGTAAGATTGTGATCAATGCAGCATCAGCTGTTGAGATCGGTGAAGGTGCAGCTGAGGCGTTAGTTCTTGGTGATGCATTCAAGACTTACTTTGATGGACATACGCACCCAACAGGTGTAGGGCCTTCAGGGCCTCCTATAAGCCCGATGCCACCAACAACCTTATCAACCTATGCGAAGACTAATTAGGAGGCTTAAATGCCATTAGGGACAACCTTAGAGGCAGATATTAAGACTGCCATAACTAATAGCGAGGATGCCTCAGCATCAGCAACCCTAATAGCTACAGCTATTAATAATTACCTTCAGCCAGCTGACTATGGGGACGGAGCTGTTCTATACAGCTCATCTGTAGCAGGTTCTAGTTTTGAGCTTGCTGTCCCGGGCACAGCCTCAGCAGCTGCAACTCAGTGGGCCACAGCTATTATGGAATACTACGGAGCTGGTGGGATTGCCACTGGCGACCCGGGGGAGCCAACAACCCTAGATGAGGTAATTCCACCAATCACCATCACAGCTTCAACCGTTGGGCCAGCCCTGACAACATCACTGACATCAGTATTTAATAATGTTGGTGGTGATATTGATAGTAAGGCAACTGATATAGCATCAGCTATTGAAACAGCTATCTCAGGGATCGTAGTTAACTGGGTAGAATTTGCTGCAGGGCCTCCACCAGTTAATTTACCTCTTGTAGGAGGAATATCATGACAGATATCGCTTTAGACGATTCAGGTGATCTAATCATCGAGAATGGTCAGATCCCTTTACTGGGGACAATTCAAGAGTCTACTAGACAAAGATTACAAATATCTTTGAGTACTATCTCAGGTGAGTGGTTCAAGGATATCAACTTCGGAGTTCCTAGAGAATTACTTTTCAGCAAGGGAACTCAAGGGATGCTAGATGCAGCTGTGGTTGAAATCATAGTTGGAACTGATGGCATCCAATCAATAACAGAATTCGAATCTTCGCTTGATGCGGGGACTAGGGTTTATACCGTAAACTTCTCCGCTATTACAGATAGTGGTGAGGTAGTCACTCTAGAAGGATTGGAGGTTACTTAATGGCCATCACTGAAGAAGGCTTAACCATAAGACGTTTTCCTGAAGTAGAAGCAGATATTCAGGATAGCTTAGTAACAAATTTAAACACATCTCTCGTATTCGATAACGATACCCTACTAGGTCAACTAGTGGCAATCATCGG